CCACGCCGTCCTTAATCAAGACATCATAACCGACCACCCTGGCATAATCATAGCCAGACGTCTTCTTCCAAGACAACTTCGGATTCCAACCCCACCTCAGGAAGAAATCATCAGCAAGACTCACATTCGTACCAGCGCGGTGCGGTTCCCACACGGGCTCTTCCAAACGGCCTAGCGTGTCATCGCCCTCAAAGACAAACATGGCCAAATACTTCTTGCCGTCTCGCGCAGATATGTAGAACATCTTCGCGCCTTGCGTGCGCAACAGAGACTCAATCGCTTTGTCAACCATCCCCGGCTCAACCAAGAACGACGTCCAAGCGATCAAATTCTGCAAGAAGTTACCAGAGCTCGTAAGCCTGTCGCCACTCTCGCGCATAGCTCTCGGCAAAACCAACCGAAAACTACGCTTTTCACCTGCCTCATCCTTGTAACGCATCGACCAAACGCATTTCTTCGTCCTGTCGTACACGACACGTTCGAATAAAAGTTCACCGACGTCTTCAATGCCGATGTGTGAGGCAATATGGCGCAGGATCGCGCACTCTCACTCCTTAAGAGTCTCAGAAATCCCAAATTCAAACGCTGTTAGATCATTCTCACACCATCTGCCATTCTTCATGCCACTCAAGGCCCCAGCTATGTCACTGAGTGCTTCGTGCTTGGTGCGGTGTTTGATGGACATCTGTTTCAAACGATGAAATATGATGTTCTCAAACGTCCAAGCAACTTTCGCAAGTGCGCATAAGCGAATCTCCTTGTGATTGGCTATGGGCCTCGGCTTGGGCTTAGATGTGACCTCTGCTTTAACAAACGCATCAATGAATTTGCTGTAAGACAAGCCATCACCATCCGCCATGGACATAGCGTCCAATTGCCACTGATTCTTCTGTTCCTCGGAAAGCTTCCGTGGCAAGGCGGTCTTAGTCAACGACTCGTAACTCATCATGGCTTTCTCGCATTCGCGTTTTGTGAAGACCTTCTCACACAAAACGCGCACGACCTCATCACGAGCCTTGGCTTCTCTCTCACTAGGGTTATGGACGCCGACATCCTTGTTTCTCAAAGTGTTCGCAGCCTCCAAATTCCTAGGATCATTGCCGAACAAAAAGACCTCTTTCTCCGTCATGCTGGGAAACCGAGACCGCGCTTCCCTTGCGCCGATCTGTTCCCCAACAGCTTGACCCGACGTACTCACCGTGCCTG